TGCGCCAATATATTCTTTACAAATTTGCATTATCTGGAATATTTCTCGTATGCAGAGACCACTCGCGGGTCGACGTCTCTAACGTCTCGTTCACGGATGAAAACAGGAAACCTGACCTTACCGTCGTGAGTCAACCCATTCCCAGTCAAAGGATCAGGTTGTCCCTCCATCTCGACCACCCGGCCGATCCATGAATCAGGATCCAGGTTGATCTCAGACTTCATCTTGTCGGTGAATCCACCCGCGACTCGGGTCACCACACCATTCGGCAACACGACCTCAAATCCACCCCATAACCCTTCACGTTTCGATCCCCTCCGACCTTCATAGTGACCCACGATAATTGCTTCATATGTTGCCACTGGTTTCATCTTCCGAATATTAGAAGACCTTTTAAAGAGGTACGGAGACCCAAGGTCCTTCAACATGACACCTTCATACCCTGCATCGGTGTCGGTAAGGTACACTTCTAACAGTTCGGCTTCATTCTTCACAAGGTGACCTGGAACCTGGACGACTGCAGGATTACCAACCTTTCCCACCAATTCAGACACAAGTTCTACTCGGCTCTCTAGGTCCAAGGTGGACTCTTGGTCCCTCCAATCAGAGAACGGTAGGGCGTCAAACACATGGAAGATCATGTTCGAATCGTCCTTGCCTTTCTTATGAGACATCACGACCGAAGCCGACTCATTCCAATCTGCACCAAGTGCTTCCCCATCGAGGACGAAGTCATCCCAAGGGACATTCTCTAGCATGGACTTGATTCGAGGCAATGTTTCAAGAACGTTTCCGTTCCGGGTGAACATGGTAACTTCTCCACCATGTTTCACGGCCACGCAACGGAGACCATCTAGTTTGGGTTCAACTCTGATGGGATACGTTACCTGATCTTCAATAACGATTCCTCTACCTTCCTCGTACCGGGTCGACAGGCTCTCGGCAAGTTGAACGGAGAATCCAACAATGGATCCCGGCCAAACCTTGTTGACCGTGGTCGACTGGACACCACATCGTAGGTTCTTCAGGAGGATCCTGAGGCACCACTTCTGTTGAGAATGGGTCATTCCTCCGAAGATGTACTGAACAAAATCCTTTGCTGCGTTTCCGGTCTTCTTCCGGGTCGCAAGGTTCTCGTAAATTTCATCAAGGAATTGTTCAACAACGGCGTCATCGTCACCTTGACCCTCAGCCGGCGGCATCTTGAATTTGTTCACATAGAAGTTGAGGTACGGATCCCCAACTGTAACAAAGACTCGTTTGAGAAGTTCGTTCTTCTTGTTATTATCAAGAAGTTCTTCCTTGAAAAGACGAGAATTGTTGGACTCTAGCTGTTCTAGAATATCGATGACGGATGGCATAACCAAAATTTATCATTTTGATTAGTCAGATTGCACTTGCTATTTTGCTTTTTTTAGATTTGTTAATTTTGTTATAGAAGAATCTAAATTATCTTCTACCGATAATTCATCTCCAATTTCTGGGTTAATTTCAGAGGTTGGTTTTTCAAGTTTATCTTCTTTTGCGCTTATGATGAAGATGCTTTCATCAATTTCTAACTTTTTTTCTTGTGAGTTTTTTTTAATTATCCTTTTTTCTTGTGGTTCTTTCTTTTTTTCTTCGGGCTCTTTTCCGAATGTATCGACATCTATTTTTTTTCCTGAATCTAAAACAAGCTGGGGCGGATCTAAAACTACAACTCCTTCTTGAGGAGAAGAAACTGCCGGTCCCGCAGCACTCTTAAATTCTTGTTCTGTTGGAGGTGAAACCCCCATTTTATCACATTTTTGTAGCAAAGTTGTGTATGTAACAATTCCTGATGACGACAAAAACTGTTTAAGGTTTGTTTTTCTTTTTCTTAGTAGATCAACTAACCTAATAGGTGGAAGCTTTTTAATCCTAAATTTAGACATAAATTTCCTGGAATTTTAAAACATTTTTTCCGTAGTTTCTAAATTATGGAGTAAATCCGAAACTACATTTTGGAATTGTGGAGAAGAAGCTACTATTCTTATTTTATCCTCTGTAAGACTAAGGTTCCACTCCTTATCAAAAGCTTCTACAAATTTTGTCATGACTCTAAGAACATAGTTTCTTGCAGAGGAATGGTTCATAATAAACCCAACTTCTGTCATGATATCTGCAATCTCACGATAATTGATACCGTCATCCTCTACAACGGTTGCATAACCTTTAGAAAACTTAGACCCTTTTTTGACTGTCATTTTTTACACCGCTGATTGTACGCTGAATCGAATATCTTCTACTTTGAATATCGATTAATCGATCGTTCAATAAATTCTGAATATCTTTTTCTTCTTGTACGTTTTTACTCTCTGATCTTTCTAAATTTTTTTGAAGATTTTTTGTAATCTTTTTTAAAAAGACAGCAGAAACAGCTGAATTTATAATAGAGAAAAAAATCGATATTAGAAGAAGATAAGTTAAACTCATGTTAATCCACATCCAGAAGCTATCTGAGTCTCTTCTGTTTCAGAAACAGTATAGTCTTCTGATGAGACATCTTCATGAAGACCGAACCTGAGTCTTAAAATTGCTGCTTCTTTTACAGAAAGCTCTAACATGACGCGCTTTACGATCTCCATCATTTCTTTTTTTGCCAGGTTTTCAAATGGATCATTAGATGGAATGTTATCTTCAAGCTTGTCTTCAAGCGTAGTAGAACCAGTTTCGTCGTTAAGAGGTTGATGAAGAGAAATTACATTCTTTCCAGACTGAATTGTGGCTTTGATGACAGTTTCAGAGACGTCGATCATAGCGGCTAATTCTTCAGAAGTCGGACCATATCCTTTTAATTCTTTGAATGAATCAGACGCTTGAATTAACTTCTTTTGAGCAGAAGCTGCGTGAGCAGGTAGCCTGATTATTTTCTTTCTTTTAAGAACGTATTGGCTGATAGCTTGTTTGATCCACCACGTCGCATAAGTTGAAAATCTAAAACCTTTTTTCCAATCGAATCTATCAATTGCTTTCAGCAGGCCCATATTTCCTTCTTGAATAAGGTCTTCAAGAGGAATATTATGCCCTTTTTGCTTTTTTGCGATGTATACGACAAGTCGTAGATTGGCTTCTGTTAGCTTCTTTCTAGCTTCGATTGAGTCTTTTCCTCCTTTTTCGTAAGCTTGAAAAAGTTCTACAAGCTCTTCATGAGCAAGCTGAGGATATGACTGTAACGAATTTAAGTAACTTGAAATAATACTTTGCTTTTGGTTTTCTAGCATATCAGTTCAGCTCAGTTGCGGTAGGCTCCTCGACAGAAGCTTCAGAATTATTATTCTTTACGTTTGCAGAAAATTTCTGCAAATATTCCTGATGAATATCTGTTCGAGTCTTCCGCATCGTTTGCTCTCGACGTAGGTAAGCAATTTCGACTTCCCAGAGGTATGGTTCACGACCAGAACTCAACATGCGACTTCGTTCGTTTTCGAGTCGATTTGCTCGATCGTAAAGAGCATCGTCAGACATATATCCAATGTCATCCATGTTATAGATCTCAGGGGCATCCTTGCTAAAATTCTTGCTTTTCTTATTAGACATTTTGTTATTTCCTTTTTTGAATATAGATTCAGTGAGTATCATTGTACATAGGACAGCGCATGACGTATTCAAGTGCTTCGCTAAGTTGCTTTAAAAAAGTTACAGAATCAAAAAATTCGAGCTGCGTAATCTTGTCTCCGCTGTATATTTTAAATTTTCCATGCGAAGAAATACATACTCGAAGTCCGCCCACGTCGTAGACAGGCTTCCAAGTTTCCAGCTTTTCTGCAAGAGAAACCACGTTAGACATATACTCTTTTTATCATAACCATCGTTAACATTGCATTTTTAATTTTCAAAATCTATTGTTCCCCATTCGTCGGGACCGATCGTATAAACGACCTTGCGTACTCCTGCAACTCGCATTCTTCTCTGACAACCAGAGCAGGGTCTAGACATCGTCCAATGACCGTCTACTCTCGAAATTCTTGCGACCCAAATGACAGAGTCAGGAGTCAGCTTACGAATTACTCTTGCTTCCGCATGATGGGTCGGTACAATATCAGTAGCGGCTACATTTTTTGAAGTAACAATAACTCCATCGTTACGTAGACCCACAGCGCCTAAATAAAAGGCACGATTGTCATACTTTTCAGGGTTGTCTTTTGCGGCCGAAGCTGCCATAGTCAACATTCTTTTATCAATAGACATTAATGCTTTTTATATCTTATCACGAGATAAAATAACTTTGCACATTATTTAGTTCTGGAGAATCATTATGGGAATTAACGACGCAATGTCTACATCTAAAAACGGACTTGAATTCATCTCTAAATGGGAGGGTTGCATCCTTAAGCCCTATAAAGATATCGCAGGACTTAGAACAATCGGGGTAGGTCATTTAATCAAACCTGGTGAAAATTTCCCAGACGGGGTAGAAATCACAAAAGAAAAAGCCCTAGAAATACTCGCAAACGACGTAAAATTATGCGAAGACTCAATTAAGGTTAGAATAAAGGTCCCGCTCAACCAGAATCAATTCGACGCGCTTGTTTCTTTTGGCTTCAACTGTGGTACAGGAGTATACGCAATTTCTGATGCTTGCAAAGCCCTGAATGAAGGGAAGTACGAAGAATTTTCACAGCGAATTTTGGTCTGGAGCAAGGCGAAAATCAATGGCGTCCTTCAGATAAATCAAGGATTATACAATCGTAGGAAATCAGAGGGAGAGTTATTCTCAAGATCCATCGATGGAAAAAAAGTAGAGCCTGTCAAAATGGTTAACTGGACGAAAGAATCTCTTGTTGAAGCGCAAACTATTCTTACAAAATTAGGGCTTTATGCTGCAAAGATCGATGGCCTGTGGGGGCCATCAACATCTGCAGCGTTGGTTAAATTTGCGGAAAGCAAAAACGTCAAATTAAACACGACTCTTCTTAAAAGTGACGTACCCAGTTCTTTACTAATTCTTTTAACTACGCTCAAGTCTTCTTAGAAGACGAGTAGTTATCTGCGGCCCATCCATCACCCTTCAAGGTAAAAGATGTGCCGCCTGAAATTAGTCTGTTATAACAGAAGATTCTACATTTTGGAAAC